ACTCAAACTTATGGAGGGAAGTGCAAAAATCATCTCACTAATTGCCAGAGATGAGAATCAGCACCTTGTCATCACTCAAAATATTCTTAACAAATGGAAAGAAGGTGATGACCCCGATATGAAGAGAATCGCTCAAGAAGAAGAGCAGTGGTTCTACAAGACCTTTGAGAATGCCGTCAATCAAGAAAAACTTTGGGCAGAATATCTGTTCAAGGATGGTTCTATGATTGGTCTGAATGATAAACTATTACAGCAGTATGTCGAATGGATTGCGAATCGTAGAATGAAGGCAATTGGTCTAAAACCACTTTATGACATTTCATCTAAAAATAATCCACTTCCATGGACTGAGCACTGGATTTCCTCCAAGGGACTTCAAGTTGCCCCACAGGAAACGGAAGTCGAATCCTATATCGTAGGGGGAATTAAGCAAGATGTTACCAAAAATACTTTCGCAGGATTCCAATTATGATGAGTGGTGTGAACAAGAACTTCTAAATGCCTATAAAGATGCAGCAGAGTATGATGATTTCCTTTTCGGAGATCATGATTACTCTTATGTTTGGTTAGATGATAATACTAAATGAGGGTCTTTGTACCCTCTTTTTTTATAAATAAATCTATAAAGAACATATAAGAAAAAAAATGTCTAGACTTTCAGGTAGTGAAGCTCTTGGTTTGATGGAGGCTTATGCATCTATTCATGCCCCACAAGAACAAATTGAACTCACCGAAGAGCAGGTATGGGAAGAAGTTGAGAACTGGGTCAATTCACTTCTAGAAGAAGGTTATGACCTGAGTGAGTATACTTGGGAAGAGATGTATGAGGCTTATTTGAGTGAAGCTCCAGCGTTAAATTATGGAAATCCAGATGTAGCTCGTTATAATCAAGCAGTGGCACAATCAAATAAAGATAGAGCAACCCGTGCCACCGCACAAGGACAAGTACAAACTGCTCTTGGGCAAGGTAGGGGTATTAATGTTAGAGGTGCTACATCCGGAGCAGCCCAAGGAAGAGGATTTGGAGCTGTGTCTGGTGGGAGACAAGGTATTGTTGTAAATACACCACTTAAGCCTGGAGAAACTCAACAAATTAATGTTGCGGGGAGAACTCTTTTTCCAGCTAAAAGTGGAAATAGAACCGTTTACTTACCATCAAGAGACTCTAAACCTGCAACTCCATTATTTAAATCATCCACAAAAAAACCAGACTCTGGCACCGACGCCGGAGATAAAGGCGACAACGGTGGTGGAGGTAATGGAGGCGGCGGCGGTGCTGGTAATGTTCCACCACAACCAAAAGGAGATGTAATTGTAAAAGCAGCTAAAGGTGGCGTTCCTGGGTCATTAAATAAAACAACAGGAAAATGGACAGCTTCTGACGGAGGTAAGACCGCTCCTACTAAACCTACAGCACCAACAAAACCAGCAACTGGTATGTTAGGTAAAACCTCATTTGAAAGAAGAACTCCAACATCTGCAGAATTAAAGGCAGCGCAAGCAGCAAGAGCAGGTGGTGAAAAGAGTCCAGAGAAGGTTCTGCAAGCAGCAAAGGCAGCTTCCGCACCAGCAGCAAAGACAACTCCAGCAGCGACTCCTAGCCTTGCACAAAAGGCATCAGGACTATCCTTAGGTTCTTCACAATTTAAACCAGCAACCACTTCTCAAGCAACTGCTGCCGCTCCTAGCACTTCTTCTGCTGCTTCTGGTGGAAACGCTGTTACTACTGCTAATAAGATTGCTGCAGCACCAAAACCAACTCCATTAACTCCAAGACAACAAAGACTGAACATGGAAATGGAGTATGATGCTTATGATATCGTCGTTGAATATTTAATCGATAATGGTCATGCTGAAACTACTGAGGAAGCAATTTATATCATGGCAAATATGAGTGAAGAGTGGAGAGAAAGCATTCTTGGTGAAGACGCAAAATACGATAGAAATCGTAAGAGAGCCGCACAAAGAGCAGCAGAAAGGAATGCTGCTAGAGATAGAGGACAAACTGGATCAGTTCCTGGAGTAGGTTATGTTACTCCAAGAAGAGAAAGAGAGACCTATACAGATTCTGCTGGTGCAGAAAGACATAAATCTGGCGCTAGAATGCCTAAGAAAGAAGGTTGATTTAAAACCATAACATAATCTTTAAGGGGTCTTGACAAGACCCCTTTTTTATTGCTAGACTAGGTTTGTCTCCGTTGAAGATAAATAATAGCTCATAAGATTACTTTATATGAGTTATGAAAACCCTTGGAGATTCAATGGGGAAATATTTGAGTCTTCTGATATTCAAAATTATTTTGGTTTTGTTTATCGTATTGACTGTAGGAAAACAGGTCGTTCATATATCGGTAGAAAGTATTTTTGGTCTTTCCGCACACCAAAAGGAAAATCTAGAAAAGTTAAAGCAGAGTCTGATTGGAAAGCATATTACGGAAGTTGCCCTGAACTCAAATCCGATGTTAACGTTTGGGGAAAAGAATCCATGGACAGATCTATACTTAGCCTCCATACAACAAAAGGACAGTGTAACTACGAAGAAACCAAACAACTTTTTCTAAATAATGTGTTGATTGAATCACTTGACGACGGAACGCCAGCGTACTACAATAGCAATATACTAGGACGCTACATGCGAAAAGATTATGGTAACTTTGGAGCAAACTCTTCGTCAAACACATGATTGGGCAGTTGATAGAATTCATTTTCTGAGTGAGAATGATATAGAAGATGCATATTCCATTCAGGCAGAATTTAAAGAATGGTTGAATCCAGATATTCCCGATCATGATGTAATATCAATGCAGTATTCCGGAGATTAAAATGAAAATCGATTTACATAACTTTTTTCTGCATTATGATTCAACTAATCCTAAGCATATTGAAGCTGTAGAAAAGTTTGAAAAAGTTTTAGAATCCAAAGCACCAGAAGAGATGGATGATTCTTCTGATTGGGTTAAAACTTATAGAACAAAACCATCAGTTCCTGGTATTCTTGATGTTCCTTATTATCCACAGACAGATAATTATAGGGATGCACAAAGAACTTGTAATTCATCTGCCTGTGCAATGTGTCTAGAATATTTCAATCCAGGTACTCTTCAGGGAGTAAAGGGCGATGATGCCTACATTCAAAAGGTATTCGCAATTGGCGATACAACAGATCATTCCGTACAAACAAAAGTTCTATTATCTTACGGTATTAAGTCACGCTTTAGTTACAATCTTACTTTTGCTGATATTGATCGTGAGCTTGCCGCTGGGAGACCCGTTATTATCGGGATTCTTCATCGCGGGACTTTATCTACACCTACTGGCGGGCACATGGTTGTAGTCATCGGTAAGAAAGGTGAGGATTATGTGGTGAATGATCCATATGGTTCGTTGAATGATGGATATACTAGTGATGTGATTAATGGGAAAGGTGCAGTCTACAAACGCTCTGATCTTGTGCGTAGATGGTGCCCTAAAGGAAATGATGGTTGGGGTAGAATTTTTGAAGCAAAAAAGTCATAAGTTCTGTTCCTCTATTTAAAGGAATAGAACTAATTAAAGAATATGAATCATGTGAATTGGAATCTTATCCAGATCCACATACTGGAGGACTTCCAATTACAATAGGGTGGGGAAGCACCAGAGATTTTGATGGTAAACCATTTAAGTTGAAGCAAAAAATTACTCAAGATTATGCTGACAGATTGTTTAATCATCAGATACAAAATGAATTCCTTCCAGCACTTAAAAAGATTCCTTATTGGAGAGAGATGAATGCAAATCAACAAGGCGCAATTCTCAGCTTTGCTTATAATCTTGGTGCTAATTTTTATGGAAGCTCTGACTTTAATACAATAACAAAAGTCTTGAAGAATAAAGAGTGGGACAAAGTTCCTGAGGCACTCAAGCTCTATCGTAATCCTGGAACTGATGTAGAAGCAGGATTGTTGAGGAGAAGAATTTCCGAAGGAAATTTATGGAAAACTAAATAATTAAACTATTATATGTGATATCATGGAAGAACTACAACTTGAAGAATCCCAAAGAAATATCCTACAAACTCAGGATAAATTACCACATGATCCAAATGCTTCTGGTAAATATCCTGGCGGATATACTCCAGTGGGAGAAGGAGTTGACAATACTGGCATAGAAGAAGCACCATCAATTAATGTTGGTGCTGTAGAAGTAACTAATCCACAAATAGAGGAATTTAGAAATGGAGATGTATTTGGCTCTTCTGGGGGTTTTATTACTGGTATCGGCATTGGGAATGATGTTTCTAAAGCATTAGAACCATTACAAGTCGCTTCTATTCAAAATGCTTCTCTGGATCCTGTACTTGATTCTAACGGTAATGTTATCGATACTGTCGGTGATATTTCTGATTCTGGCGGTGAAGTCGAAGTGGTAGACCCCCCACTTCCACCAGTTGAACCACCCGTAGACCCCCCACTTCCACCAGTTGAACCACCCGTAGACCCCCCACTTCCACCAGTTGACCCAGAAGACCCTGAGGAGCCTGAAGACCCTGAAGACCCTGAGGAACCTGAGGAACCTGAAGACCCTGGTAATGGTGGTGGAAATCCTGGTAATGATAAGGAAGTAGGAAACTCACCTTGGGATGGGGAAACTGGAGCATCTGATAATCCAGGAAAGGGAAATCATCAGGACGGGGAAGACCCAGAAACTAATCAACCACCAGGAGATTCAAAGAACGATGGAGGACAGGATAGAAATCCTCAAAATACTAATGATAATGGAGGAAGTGGAAGAAATGTTCCTGAAAAGGGGCAGAATAACGGATGGGGAAACGGAGACGATGATGCTCCTGGTAATTCAGCATCTCATAACAACGCTGAAAATAATCAAACTTCAGATGCGGATATTGGATTTTTAATTGACAGGTTTGTTGAAGAAAATCCTGGTACTGAATGGTATGAGGATTTTAACGTACAGTGTGATAACTACGAATCAGAAAATATTGATGACGTTCATATTCCAGACGTTCACATATCAGATATAAATTTTGATATTTCTGATTGTGATAGTTACGAATAGTAGAAATTATTTTTGATTTTTCTTACCTCTTTTCCAGGCTCTACGAATTGCCGAACGAACTTCTGGTGGTTGTTGCCTTAGCTTAACATTTCGATTCTCATTAAAGAAACCATCGTTGGTTAGTAATCTAATGAGAATTAGTATTGGAAGAATTATTTTCTTCATTATCCCAGACTAAAATTTTGTAGATTATCCAGGCAACCCCGATTAATCCTA